TATCTTTGGAGATAACAGAGATCATACTGCCATTCTTCAAATATATTTCATAATAGTTAGAACTGGATTTAATACCAGTTTTGCCATCATCTTGGCGTGTTTTCAACTCGTTTCGTAGTAGAGGCCAATGCCTAAATATCTCTTCAAACTTAGCTTCGGCAATTTTTATAACGGTACCTTTTGTGTCAGACACAATCATTAGAGTGGAGTTTGGCAGCAATACCGCTCTTACTAACGCACTAAGATAGGCTGTAAAGGATTTGGATGTGGCACGGGTCGCCGTCCAGAAATGATAGCGGTAGCGCATACTTGCGCGCAATGAAATGCGCTGGAAGGGCTTCAAATGAAAATTGATTGCATCCTTTGAATCTTGTATTGCATCCAAAAATAAGTCCGGATACAGTATCCAAAGATTGAGGTATTTTGTAAATAATTCTTGATTATCATTTAGGTATTCGCGCGTAAGCACTATACCTTTCTCTATTGGGATACCATCACGAAGTAGTACCTCTTCTTCTTCATTCATCCATATCCCCCCTCGTCAGTTCGGCGGCGAGGTCATCATCACCTTCATATTCAATATCGGCGGTTTCATCAAACTCTACCTTTTCATTTTCAATTTCTTCTAGGCGCTCAGTCATATTATAGCGGGCACGCTTTTCTTCAACTTGCTCCGCGAAGTTCCCCTCATTCATAACTAGGCGCTTCAAGTAGTTTTGAATATTTTCCATCATAAAGTCTATGGAGTCTTGCGGTTCGTGATGCCAATTTGGATGCCATCCCTTCTTTCCATAATACACCATCAACTCTCCAACGGATTCAAAGTCTGCTGCAGACTTAGCATTATTGGCTTCAAAGTGATATGTCTTGATAATATCGTCCGCTTGCTTCATCATCTTAGAAACATCAACTCCAGCGCGAAGCCCCTCCTTTATATGGATTTGGAGTTCGCAGAAGTTTTTTGCGGCTTCCTATAGTATAGGAGTGGATACGTTTTGGGTTGCGACAATTCTATTATAGAAATCGTCTAGCCAGAGAAGTTGTTCTGGCTTATAGGAACCCGACCACGTCTTTCTAAGACGGCGCATTTTCGCGTCTCCAATAGCTTTTATTTCCTCATCAATGGTTTGTTCTAAGCGGGCTTGGCGCCATCTTTCATTCTCGTCCATCCACTATAGTGGGGAATAATGGTCATCGTATAGGAGGTTGAAGTAGGCGGTTAGGGTATGGTCTTTATGTTGCTCGTATAGTTGAGTCCATTTATTGAGATCAAATGGTAAATCTAACCAGCGCATTAGGCGGTCTACTTCGCCTAGGTTGTCTTGCGGCGTCATTGCTTCGAGGCAAGGCGTACAAATATAACAGCGCCCATTTGGAAAGAATTTGGAGGGCGTTGATTGGAATTGCTCTAGTGGGCGGTCCTGCTTACACTTGAGACAACGACGAGTCTTTCTTTCTTCTGTCTAACTCATCTTGCTCACCTCTGTTTATGCGGCGTTGGCGCTCACATTCCCTACAAGAGCTTTGAAGGCCATCTTTTCTGCCATTATTTTTTGTATAGAAGAGTGGGTGGCGGGGTAATGCCCTTCCACATTTATTACAAACTTTTAGTTGGTCTTTTGGGGTTTCTACCAGCAATTTCCAGCGCAAGGCTGTTGTTGCGATGGTTTTGGGGATTTCGTTTGAGATTAAGGAGCTTAGGTAGTAGGTACTGTAGGTTACGCCAAAATCGTGCTCTAAGTCGGCGCAAATTTGTTCGCAAGGCTTTTGGTCTAGGCGGCCTTGAAGTACGGCCATACGTAGCGGCGGAAAGTTAGTCATTTCAATATAGCGTTCTAAGTCCCAAATAAGGGTGCGTCCGTATGTGTCCAATTTCTCGTTTAGAGCTTCTTTCAAATTCTAGTATTGGTTGATAAGGGCGCGAACGTGCTTATAGTTGGTCCAATCAAAGTTATGTTCGCATACTACCCACTTTACTTCCTTGCCATTTGATGTTTCGCGCACTTCGTAATCGGCAATATTGCGCGAAACGGTATGGGTGTAGGAGTGAGCCACACGGTATTCCCACTTATCATATGGTATCCAGTAGGCCGATTGCCCGTCCCAATCGTAGAATTGGGCTTTGGGATGGTCTAGTTTTTGGAAATGAATTTCGGGCTTGTATGCGTCTTTTAGGTAGTATTGCTATCGACGCATATCTATTAGGTTATGTTTTAAGCGATAAAGGCGATAGTCGTCCTCAAAGATAAGAAAGTTTTCGTCTGGCGGCTCCTTTCCTTGGAGAATACGCAGCCATTTTTCGTAGTGGTCTAGGCGCTCCCAAAGTTCCACCATTCCGGGAATATCGGCATCTCCAATATCTATAAGTTCACCCGTTTTCTTATCATATTTTGGGCGCGAAATTGCCGGTTTCTACTTTTTGTAGACGTCGCGGGTGTAAGCATCGCGGAAGGCTTGCTCGTCGCTGCCGGGGCTTTCCATAAGCTCATCATACGATACCACCTTATCGTCTAAGGTCTTGTACGAATTATAACGTTTATTATTATTATAGGTTTCTCCACGCCGAATGGAGGATAGGCCGTTTTCATCCTTTCCATAGAGAATATATGTTGCCATTTGCTCCAACTCGGTCGGGCTTGGGTCTTTCTCTAATCTATCTAGGGTGTCGGCAATGAATTGCGTGCGTTCTGTGTCACGCTCTAATGTAAAATCTAAGGAATATGGTTTTTTAGCCATTCTTCATCACCTCGTTTTATTTTATCATATTTGGTTTATTGTTGTCAAGTGTTTGGGGATTATTTTTTTGAGAGGCTTAAAAATAAAAAATGCGGTGGTGGAGAGGGACGCGCCCCTTGGGTCAGGCCAGATTTTACATCAAATCCTAAAAGCTAGCCCCCTACCTGCTGCGACCTGCTGGACCTGCACTGCGCTGGGCTGCTGAAGCCTGGAACCATTGAATTTCAAGGCTTCCGGACATGTCAATTCTGGTTTCGCGCGCCGGGCATACCAGATCAAACATCAAACCCGGATCGGCGACCGAACCACCCACCCCGACATGTACAATTTGGTATTTTGATCGCGACCCCGGATTGTTATTTTTTTAACAACAATATAAAAGTATCGTACATCTCCCCGGATACCGATTGTTATTTTTTTAACAACAATCAAAAAGTATCCCACATCTTCCACTTTCACGCAATAAAGTATGAAAGCAAAAAGTATCGCGTATCTCCCGAATTAGATTGTTATTTATTTCACAACAAACCAAACCGCACTTGTTATTTTTTTCACAACAAGTACTGCCCTTGGATTGTTATTTTTTTCACAACAATCAATCTTACCAGATTGTACATCACCAGATTGGACAAAAGAAAAGAAGTACTTCATCCGAAGTACTTCATCAAGATTTTTTCGTTCGTAAGTTCGGCACCGTTCAACTTGATCTGTACTTGCTTGCCGTTAATCACTGCATCACCACTCACGAAGAAGGGCACGCTATCTTTGACCCACGTTTGCTTTGCGAACCTCTCAGTGATAATCTTTTCGAACATCTCACCCTTGTTCCAGTGCTCATCTAACAGGAGGCTTTCCGCACCGAGGAGAACCGCTTTCTCCGCAAGGGCCTTCAGTTCGGCGGCCTTGGCCTTAATGCGAATCTTGGCGAATCCACCTTTTGCGGTGCTTGCTCTGTCCATCTTGAAGAAGGCGGCAATCTCTTCAAAGGACATTCCAGTCATCACATAGAGCATACCGGCAACCACGAAACCGAACCAGTATTCATTGGCGGCGCTATTCTTGTGGTAGGTTTCCTTCATCCAGTTCATCATCATCGGGTTCTCCTTCCTTTCGGGGCCTCTCGTTCCCCGTGACTATATATTAGCACAAACCGGCATAAATTGCAAGCCCTTTTTTGAGATTTTTTCACTTTTTTATGATTAAACATTTGGTCACCTGGGCAACCAAATTCGCCATCATAAAAAAGGGGTCTTCCGCCGTTGGTCCGGACCTTCTTTTGCTTCCTTCCATCTGTATATAAGATATCACAAAAAGACGGATCTGTCAATACCTTTTGAGAAAAAATTTTTAGCCGGCCCAAACTTGTTAGTTGCAACTAACAAATACACAAAAAATGAAGTGACCTGGCGGTCACTTCGTCCAATCATCGGGGTCAATCCATCCGCTATACTGATAGGAAATCACTTCATCATCACATACATCTTCAGTCCCCATATCATCCATCACAAGCGCCATCAGGTCGCCAATCATCCAATCATCTACTTCATCAAATTCGTGACCATGATATCCGCTAAAATCAATCGCATAAAACAGATCAGCGTCTTCATCAATATCACAGACCATTAAAGTCATGCCATACAGATCCGCATAGGCCATAGCCATAGAGGACACCAGGACCAGAGTCAGGATCAGCGCAATCAGCTTTTTCATCGGTTTAATCTCCCTTCCTTTGATGATATAAGTATATCACATATTGCGCCAGTTGTCAACACTTTTTGAAAAATTTTATGGTTCATGTTTTATCTTTTATAGTATAACTATGAGATAAACACTTAACTAAAATTGACGGGCGCCAAATCAATTTGAAATTCCAAAGCATTTCAATAGTATAAGAATGTCCATCGTCCATGTACCATTTAGGAAATTGCGGATTCTTTCCAAAATGATAGAAAGTAAATTCTGTTTTAGTTGTTCCGTTATCGCCTTCATCCTCAATATACCAAATTGTTTTGTACATTGCTTTTCCTTCCTTTCTTCCGGTAGGTTCTTCCCTTACCGTGATTAAAGTATATCATAACCAGGCAAATATGTCAACCCTTTTTTGAAAAAATTTTTTCGGGAATCCACCAGGTTGCTTTAGTATACTAAAGTCCAGCGGGCCGGCCTGGCGACGCTTTAGCACAGTAAAGCATAAAAGAAGGGTTACGCTTCTGCGTAACCCTCTTTCTTCAATTCGCGCAACCGAGCATTGAGAGCGGTTTTTGTCTTAAAATATTCGCGAGCGATCGCCATTCCACAGTAGCGAGTAGTTACATAGAAACCCTTAGGCATTACCACAACATCAATCGTCTTCATCTTTTTTTCTCCTCTCACTTAATCGTAATAATGGCGTTTTCGCCCTTCATCTCGTTCACCAGATCCCAACAAGCATCATAGGAAGATGCCGTCATAGTCAACACCGTCTTACATCCACCAAAGTTAGACTTGACTTCCATCGTTACCTCATACCGCTTCATTCGTTGCATCCTTCCTTTCCTCTCCCTTTGGAGTGATTATAGTATATCACGCTTTTCGGCTTTTGTCAACCCTTTTTGAAAACTTTTTTTCATGGGATCCCACCTTAGGCGGTGGGATCTTCTCCCATGAAGTTAGCACAGAATTTGCGGAGATCTTCAACCGTGAACATTTCCGCCATCTCGTCCATGGTGCGGTTCATGAGGTGGTAACCATTCTCCACCATGTACTGCAGGATATCCATCTTCTCGTTCATTCTCTCGTTCCTCCCTTGCTTTGATACCTTTATTATACTCAGTTTTCGCACGAATACAATTGAAAATATGGGAAAATTTTCAACCATTTTAACCAGGTTGTCAGCCGGTGCCAGGCACGCGCGAAAATTCGCGTTCCAGGCCCGATCTGGCCAGTCACCAGCGACCGGCCGGCCAGTAGTACAATGAAAACAGGCCTGGAATGCGTTTTTTGAAACGCCGACCAGAGACTGGCCCGGCCCGG